ACGGTTCCTGTACTACCAGATAATGCACCTGTCACTGTATGCCCAGGTAAAAATGTTTTAGATATGTCTGCAGTAGTAACTACGGCTCTGTGTGGATAATCTACTTTTGCTTTTGTTAATAAATCTTGTTGAGGTAATGGCCAACCGCTTTCTCTTATATCATCATTCAAATAATAGAATGTCCAATAGAATTCTGTAGTGCCATATAACTTATATGAAAATGAATCCGGTCTATCATAGTCTTGAATATGAACCGTAGTATAAAATGCTATATCATCTTTAATCTCATCTATAACTTTGACATAAGCACTTATGTTTTGAAATAATGCTGGTTTACTTTCATTGCCAAACTCATACCCAACAAGTGGAAAGTTTCTAAAAAATTCTGCCATTAGTAACCTGCCTCTACATCTTTCTTAGATATTGCTCGTGTTTCTGTAAATGCTAATGTTATATCAACTGCACTGAATCTACCATCAGAATGCATACCGCCTGTTGCCGAGTTATAAGTTGCATTAAATGATTGCATATAAACTGGTAAGAATCTTATACCTTGTATATCTCTATTATTATATTTTACTTTAATTAAAAATCTACTTGGAAATCTATAGCCAACATTTACACCGGCTGTTTGTAATGCTTCAGGATAAAGTTCTTCACGAAATGTTTTTATAATTTTTTCTACTGCTATTGCTTCGTTCTGACTTGTTGGTATTAATTGAAATGAAAATGAAAAGTTACGAATAGGGACATCTTTAAATATTGCACGTGTATTTGGATTTGTAGTTAATTTTGATGCGCTTCTTACTGCACCTGCAACACCGTCGCCTACACCAAAAGGTATTTTAGCAGCTACTTTTCCTGATAAAATACCAGCTGCATCTGTACCCATTCCATCTCTGCTTCCAATAAGAGTCTTTCCTAGGCCTACTGCTTCACCTGCAACAGCTCCAAGAATTGAACCTGCAACATTAGATCCACCCGCTAAACCAGCTTCTACAGCTCCACCTATAAGACCAAGTTGAAATTGATTATCATATGATACAGCATCTTGGATTTGTATTGCTCTTGGTAAATATAATGATATTCTTCTACCGGTTTTTAACTGCTCAGTTATGTCGCTTTCATTAAAGGCTGGTGCGGATGTAACAGATCCATAAAATCCTTCTTTTCCTCCTTTACCAGCATTTATTAAAGCATCAGAGAGTCCAGATTTTTCTACTCCCGTGGCTTTTTTAAGCAGTTCTTTTTTATCAGCAGCTTGATCACTTCCAGTAATAAAGTCTCCAACAGCTTCTGCACCAAGTTTACCATATTCTTTTATTTCATCCCAAACTTCTGATAAATTAGGAAGAAGATTAAGCATATCAACAGGTCTTTCTTCTATTGGCGTAAATGTTATTTTACCAAGATAGTCTCCTTGATTTTCAAGAGGATACTTTAACTGGCCATTAACACCATTTAAGCCACCTTTAAATGTATTGTAAATATCTTCTAAATTTGCCATCTTATAGCCTTATAAATATTGCTAGTTAAATCTATTTATAACGGATATCATGGCTTATAGTGGTAAATACAAACCTAAAAATCCTAAAAAGTATACCGGCGATTATACTAAAATAGTATATAGATCACTATGGGAAAAGCATACGTTTAAATGGTGCGATACAAATCCTGCAGTAATAAATTGGTCCTCAGAAGAGGTTGTTATACCTTATTTATGGGAAGTAGATAAACGTTATCACAGATATTTTGTAGATCTCAAAGTTAAATTTAATAATGGAGAGACATGGTTGATCGAAATAAAACCAGATAAGCAGACCCGCCCGCCCGCGTACCAGGGCAGGAAGACTAAACGATACATATCAGAGTCAATGGACTATGTCAAGAATCAGAACAAATGGAAAGCCGCAGATAACTTTGCAAAAGATCGTGGCTGGAAATTTGTTGTATGGACAGAGAATACACTTGAAAGAATGGGTATCAAGCCCAAATCTACCAAGCCATTAAAACCGTATGTAAAACGTAAAAAGTGATATAAATAAGAACATGAGTAACTTATTTCAAACACTAGAGCTTGCAGCTTTTCGTAAAGGTATTACACCTCGATCTGCAGAATCACGTGCATGGTTTCGTAGACAAGCCGGTGCACTTGGTAAAGTAAATCGTAATCAACTGATGAATGAACCTGAATTAAAACTAACTGGTAATCAATTTCCAGGTGGAATGTTTATGTTCTTCTATGATCCAAAGACAAAAGATAAGTTACCATATTATGATTCGTTTCCATTGACTATTATTGTCGATGGTGCACCAGGTGGATTTACAGGATTGAATTTACATTATCTTCCGATGGTATTGAGAGCCAAGTTTCTTGATGCATTATTAGATATTGCAAGTGATAAAAAATATGATGAAAATACAAAGTTTAATTTATCATATAGTATGATGAAGCGAGCATCAGGTATGAAATACTTTAAACCATGTTTTAAAAGATATTTGACATCAAATGTCAAAAGTCGATTTGCAAGAGTCCCTGCACCTGAATGGGAAATTGCAACATTCCTACCCACACAAGATTTTCAGAAATCAAGTGCAAGTAGTGTATATTCAGATTCTAGGAGAATGATTTAATGGGACGTAAAGTAGAAACGATAGACGATCTTAAAGCTCTTATATCAAAAAAGAGAGGTCTTGCAAGACCAAACGTATTTGCAGTTGCACTACCTCCGATTGCAGGATTAAGAAGTCGAGAACTCAATCTATTATGTTCAAGTGTTAATTTACCTGGTAGACAAATCATGACTCAAGAACGAGACATTGGTTTGATTAATCAAAAAGTTGCAAACAATCAAGCATATGATGATGTAGCTCTTACATTTCGCTGTCTAAATGATTATGGAATCAGAGAATACTTTGAAGCATGGCAAGATCGTTGTATCGATCAGAATAGTCTTGAAGTCGGTTATCTAAATGATTATGCATTTAATGTAAAGATACACCAACTCGCAAGAGGATTCGGTGCACCAACATATCAAACACCATTTGGTTTACCAAAGCTTCCACCTATGGCAAATACAATAATAGATAATTTCTTAGGTGGAACTAATTTAGGTGGAACGATCAATGCACTCAAAGGTGAAATAGATCTTGGATTCATAGGTCAATCTGATGTAGTATATTCGTGTGAATTGATTCAGGCGTTTCCTACATCAATGGGTCAGATACAATTATCAGATGGATCAATGGACGGAACAGTTGAGCTCAATGTTCAGCTATCATACAAAAACTGGAGATCATCTAAACAAAAAGGCAAACCTTTTGGATTCAATCAATCAGATGTTATTGGAAGAGTTGGAGAGGCGCTTGGCGTAGATAAGCTCGTAAATAATTTTTTAACATAAAATGAAAGTGAAATAATGGCACTACCAAAACTAAATAATACTCCTTATTATGATGTGACAATACCATCGACTGGAGTGAAAACAAGATACAGACCGTATCTTGTGAAAGAAGAAAAAGTTCTTTTAATGGCGGCTGAATCAGATGATGAAGCTGGCATATCACAAGCAATGCTTGATGTAATATCTAGTTGCGTAGAAGGAGTTGATAAATTTAAATTGACTACATTTGACGTACAATATTTATTTTTACAACTAAGATCTAAATCTGTAGGAGAAACATCTGAACTTTTATTCAGTTGTCAAAACGAAGGATGTGATCATGAAAATAAAGTTACAATAGGAATTAGCGATGTTAATGTTGATATGTCTTCAACTGAAAATAATAAAATTGAATTATCTGAAGATATGACCATTGAACTTAAATATCCTACATATTACGATGTATCAACTGATAAAATATTAAACAAGATCGGCAATAATGGCGCAGAAGTATTATATCAATCTGTATTATTAAGTCTAGATGCATTACAATTAAAAGACGAAAGAATGATATTTGCTGAAGAACCAATTGAAGATGTGATAGAATTTATTGGAAGTCTATCAACTATACAATTTCAAAAATTATCTGATTATGTAAATAGTATTCCAGCTTTAAAAAAGGAAATCGAATACACATGTGAAAAATGTAAACATAAAAATGACGTAACAATTGAAGGACAAGCGGATTTTTTTCTGTAGCCCTTTCGCATGACACATTACAAAACCATTATGAAACTAATTTTACATTAATGGAAAATCATAATTATTCATTATCTGATCTTGAGAATATGATGCCGTGGGAAAGGGAAGTTTACGTAGCTTTACTTGTTAATTATATTAAAGAAAAAGAACAAAAAATGAAAGAGGGCCAAAATGGCTAGTTTAAAAGATATTAATGAAGAAATCATTAAAGGTAATGAAGATCTTGAAAGACTCAATAAAAACTTTGAAGCATGGATTAAATCTCAGCAACCAACTGGTGATGATTTAGAAGCTAAGCGAGAAGCAAAAAAAGCTCTAGCATCACCTGGATTTAAACAAGTTTTTAGAAAGGATACTCAGAAGAAAACAGGAGGCGGTGAAGGTTTATTTGGGACTGGTCTTGGTGTAAAAGGTATTTTAGGTTTAACTGCATTAATAGGTCCTTTACTTGCTGCTATGTTTAAAGATGAAATCTTAAAACTGATTCCAAAAATACCTGGATTTAAAAATGATGATGGAGAAATAGAATTTCCAGAAAATGTATCTACTATGCCATTTAGTGGAAAAACCATTCAAATAGCATTAAGGGGTCTTAAAACTAACTTAAAAAATATGACCCTA